CTACATCGGCACCACAACCCTTATCCTGCGCGGACGCGTGGTGCCATCCCCCTGCACGAGCACGGTGATGATGCAGCTCTGGCCGTCGCGGGTGGGCTCGGCGGAAAGCAGCTGGCCATTGGTTTCGTCCACCACCTGCTGGGCGGCGGCGGAGCAATCCCCGCCGGCGAGATGCACCGGTCCCCGGGCCCGGGCCAACCCGCCGAGCGGATCGGCGGGCATGGCGGCGAGCGGCCCGGAAAGACCGGTCAGCCCGAAGGCAAGGACCATCATGGAAAGCCTGGACGCCATCACGTACCCGTTTCAACCACTGCGACTATGAGGGAATACTTACCCCATGACAACTGAATGGCAAATGAATGTGGCGAAGCGGGCCCTTGTCCCCCGGAGGGCTTCAGCGGACGATGGTGCTCGTCGCCGCAAGCCGGCCGTAGAGCGCGCCGAGCGCGCCGATTCCGGTGGCGATGTTGAGCGCGGCATCGGCCAGCGCCGCCTCGCCGCCCATGCCCGGATCGTATCCCGAGGCGCGGATCAGCGTTGCCGCGAGCGCGGCGATCGCGCCCCAGACGGCGCGCGACTGGTACCAGTATTTCGTTTCGGCCATGGCTGGCTCCTTTCGTTGCGGAAGGGTTGCGGTTGACGGGCCGTGACGGCCTCAGGCGGGAAGCGGGATGCGCCGCGCCACACCCTCCGGCACGCGCCGGCCGATCTGGCGAAGCTCCGCCTCCAGCGGATCGCCGGGGCCAAGCCCGTCCGCCTGCTGCTGGAGCGCGGAATAGAGGCAGCGCGGCTCGCCGGGCGTGAAGCGGCGGACGACCGAGCCGCCCTTGAGGATGTCGAGGCGGTAGCGCTCCGTCTCCTGGTCGAGGGGGATGTCGCTTGCCTCCCAGTCATCCGCGTCGATCCTGCCGCGCCGCACCCAGCGGAAGAGGAGGTCGCCGGAGGGCGTCCGCTCCGCCCGGAAGTGGGCGGGCGCGAGCGGACGTTCGGCGCCGAGCCCGCCCGCAAAGGCGAAGGGGCCTGCCGTGCCGCCGAGCGCGCCGGTTCCGGTGACGCGATAGGCAAGCATGCGCCCGCGCTCCGCCTCGCCGAGCGGGAGGCTTTTCACCGCCGGCCCGATCAGCACCGCGACCGCGCCGGCGGCGGCGCCCCGGCGTCCGGCCTCGTCCGTGCCGTCGAGCCCGTTGAGGAGGCCCGAGAGGCGGAAGCGGCCGGGCGCGATCTCCTCGGCATTGCGGAAGCCGACGATCTCCGCCGTGCCGTCGGGCTGGCGTATGGCGATGCGGTTCTCGCCGGCAAGCGCCGCCGCCCGGCTTGCCGACGAGGGGGCGCCGAAGCCGAAATCGACGAGGATCGTCCGCTTGCCGTCGAAACGGCCGTAGATGCCGGCGGGGGCGAGCGCCTCCGCCAGCCGGCCGATCGTGGCGGGACGGTCGAGCGTCAGGCGGGCGGCGCTGCCGTCGCCCTGGGTCGTGGACAGGATGAGTGGCCGCCATGGCCGCATCAGCCCCGCGACGCGGATGACGCCGGCGGTCTCGCCGGAGCCCATGCGCGGCAGGTCGAGGAAGACGATCTCGGGCGAAAAGCCGGTGCCGGGCGGCAGGCGCGGCGCCTTCGGCACCGGCGGCGGCAGCGCCCTCACCCCGCCCGGGGCCGGGGCGAAGCTCCTCGCCTCGACGAGCCTTTCGCGCTCCTCGTCGATGCGGGTCACGAGGAACCGGCCGGAAAGGCCGGGCAGCGTGACGACATCGCCCGGTTCGACGGCAAGCGCAGAGGACGGCAGGCGGAAGCGCACCACCCGGCGCGCGCCGCCGAGATCGCGCAGATGCGCCGCGGCCAGCCGCTCGGCAAGGCCCGCGTCGAGCGCGGCGGGAAGCGCGATGTCCGCAAGCCGGGTCCCGCCGCCGGACAGGCTTGCCGCCCGCGCCCGCGCCGGCTCGTGATCGGCCGCCTGATCGGAAAAGGACAGGAGCGTGCCCTCCGGCACGGCCGATGCCTCGCCGCGAAGTTCGGAGAAGAGCGGTTCGCCCGGCCGTTCGGCCAGCACCGGGAGGGGAATGGCCGGCAGGCTCGCCTCGGCGCGGCTTCGAAACACCAGCCGCCCGCCCTCCTCCAGCACGTCGAGCCCGAAGGCGGCGACCAGCGGCTCGAGAAGCGCCCGCGCGGGCACGATGTCCGCCTGCACGTAACCCGGCAGGTCGCCGCTGACGCCGGAGACATCCGCATCGGCCATGCCGTGATCGCGCAGGATCGCGGCAATGGTGTCGGCCAGCGTGCCCGCGCCCAGCCGCCCGTTCAGCCAGTGGCCGGTGCGCCAGTTGCCGCCATCGGACCAGACGCTGCCATGCGGAAAGACGGGATAGGGCCGCGTGTCCCAGCACCAGAGAAAGATGTCGGCGGGCGAGACCATGCCGGCGGGCGCCTGTCCACCCGTCCAGTGCCGGTAATGTGCCTCGAGGAAGCGGCGCTGCGCGCTGTCGGCCCGGTGCCCGCGGGAAAAGGCGGGCAGGCTGCTTTCGGCGGATTTCGGATCGGAGAAGAGGTTCGGCTCGTTCGCGCCCCGGTCGATGGCCGGCGCGCCGAGCTCGGTGAACCAGACCGGCTTCATCCGCGGCATCCAGGCGGTGGGGGTGGCAAGCTCCCGTCCGCCGCGCCGCTCGTAATGCCGGTTCGACCACCAGCCCGCGATGTCCTTGGGCGCGAAGACCCAGGGCTTGCCCGCCGCCCCGTCGGTGATCGGCGTGCGCCGCCGGGCGGCCCGGTCGGCCTCGCTGGCATAGTACCAGTCGAAGCGCTCGCCGGAGACGATGCCCGCCCGCAGCGCCGCCGGATCCTCCGCATGGGAAAAGCCGTCGGGATGGGCGCTTGCCAGGTCCCCGTCGCGGAAATCCGAAAGCGGCAGGTAATTGTCGATCCCGACCGCGTGGATGTCGGGGGCTGCCCAGAGCGGATCGAGATGGAAGAAGACATCGCCCGAGCCGTCGGCGGGCTGGTGGCCGAAATATTCGCTCCAGTCCGCCCCGTAGGTGATCTTCGTGCGGGAGCCGAGGATCGCCGCCACCTCGCGGGAGAGCTTCACGAGTTCGGCGACGAAGGGAAAGCGGTTCTCCCCGTCGCGCAGCGTCGTCAGCCCCCGCAGTTCGGACGAGAGGAGGAAGCCGTCCACCCCGCCCGCAAGCCGGGCGAGATGGGCGTAATGCAGGATCATCCGGCGAAAGCCGAAGCCCTCCCCGCGAAAGGCGACCGTCGTCTCGCCGGGGGTGAAATCCTCCGGCGCGGCCGTGCCGGCAAAGCGGGCGACGAGGCCGGGGATGGCGCCGGTGCGGTCGGGCGAGCCGCGCAGGCCGGGCGCCGGGCGGCAGGTGATCCGCCCCCGCCAGGGATAGGCCGCCTGCCGGGCGGCCCCGTAGGGATCGGAAAGCGTGTTGCCGGCGGGAATGTCCATCAGCAGGAAGGGATAGAGCACCACCTTCAGCCCGCGCCGCCTGAGGTCGCGGATCGCCGCGATGACGGAGGCATCGGAGGGCGTGCCGCCATAGGCCGGGCCGCCGCCTGCGGTGCTGATCAGCCGCGCGCCGGAGCGCGTCAGGCCGGACACGGTCCAGCTGCGGCTTTCGCCGCTGCGGACGGGCACCTCCACCCCCGGCACCACCGCGCATTCGCCGAGATCGAGGCTGGTGCCGAACCAGGAAACGGTGAGCGCCACGGTTTCGAGCGCCGGGCAGAGCGCCTGAAGTTCGTCGAGCGAGGTGGTCCAGTCGCTCTGGCCGGAGAGCGTGTTGCGGTTGAGCCGCCGGGAAGATCCGCCGCCCATGCTTTCCGTCACGGTCTGCGGATCGTAACCATGCTCGGTCGCGCCGGGAATAAGCGTCACGGCCCGCACCTGCCGTTCCAGCGCGCCGACGGGGCGGATCACCTCGAACTGCAGCACGGGAATGCGGTCGCCGAAGGGGCCGAGCGGCAGGTTCTCGAAGACCACATAGGCAAGGCCGCGATAGGCGGGGGCCTTGCCCGCGCCCTGTCTGGCCAGGATGAGCGGATCGGGCTGCTGGCCCGCGGTGCCGCGATAGACCCGCATCTCGATGCCGTCGAGCGAGAGCTCCCGCCCGTCGGCAAAGACGCGGCGCACCCCGGCAATCGGCCCCTCGCAGAGGCTGAGCGCCAGGCTGACGCTGTAGGTGAAACGGGTTTCGCCGGAGCGGCCGCTGCCCTTTGCGCCATCGCGCTCCTCCACCGCCTCCTCCAGGAAACGGGTCGCCCAGATGAGCGTGCCGCCGATCCGCACGGTGCCGTAGACGCGGGGGATCGGCGTTCCCTCCTCCGGCCCGGGAATGCGGGCGGTCGGCAGATGGGCGGGACCGGCCCCGCCCGCCCCGAAAAGGGCATTGTCGATTGCGCTGCCGGCGAGCGCGCCCAGCGCCCGGCCGGCGGCGGCGCCGAGCGGCCCGAAGGCACTGCCGAGCGCTGCGCCCGCCGCCTGAAGGATCACGGTTGCCATGGCTGTCTCGGCTCCATCGGAAAACGGAAGACGCCGGCAATCCGCCGGCGCCAGGAGGGAACGAGCGGCGAGCGGGTCACCGCCACCTGCTCATAGGCGTGGATGAAGGTCTCGCCCGCCTCGTCGGGAAGGGCGAGGATGCCCGCATGGGTCGCCGGGCCTTCCGCCGTCCAGCGGAAGACGAGGAGATCGCCGGGCGCGCGGGCGCAGGCGGCAAGCGCGGGCCCGAAATGCCGCTCCGCCGCCTCGATCAGCGGTTCGCCCGGCGCATCGAGCGCCCAGTCGCGGCGATAGGGCGGCGGAAGCTCGGGCTCCCGCCCGTAGAGCGCGCGCCAGACCCCGCGCACCAGCCCGAGGCAATCGCAGCCGATCCCGCGGGTCGAGCCCTGGTGCCGGTAGGGCGTGCCGAGGAAGGTCTCGGCAAGGGCAAGCGCCTCTGCGCCCCGGCCGGTCATGGCACCAGCGCCCGCCCGTCATGGGCGGTGTCCCTGTCGGCATAGGAATAGGCGAAATCCGGCCCCGGCATGTGCGGGAAGCCGCGGAAGTTCAGCCCGTTTGCAAAGCGGTTGCGGCAGGTCTCGAAGCGCTTGTCGCAGCCGACCAGCGCCCCCACCCGGTCGCCGACGGCGGGCATCAGCCCCGGCGGCAGCCAGAGATCGAGGATGTGCCGGTCGCCCTCCTTCGCCGAGGCGGCGATGCCGGATACGGTGCCCGCCAGCACCCCGCTCTCGAAGGTCAGCCGCCCGAGGGAGAAATCGTCGCCGTCGAAGCCGGAAAGGCCCGTCACCGCCAGGCGGCTTTCCGAAAGCAGCGCGGCGATGCGCCCCGTTCCCCGGTGGCGGCCCGGGACCGGCACGAGGGCGCAGTCGCTGTCGGCGAATTCGGCGGAGCAGGTGCGGACATGCGCCCGCCCCTGCGGCTGGTGCAGCCGGTGGGTGAGCGGGCGAAGCTCCGCCCGGAACAGGTTTCCCTCCACCGTCACCTCGCCGATGTCGCGGCGGCTGAGGAAGACGCGCTCCTCCGGCCGTGCCCAGTTGACGGCGTGGAGGTCCACCTCCGCCCCGTCATAGAGCCCGGCGGCGAGATGGTCCGGCGTGATCAGCGGGCTCGAGAAGGCGCCCTCGATCTCGCCGGCGGCGGCGGGCAGGCCCGCCTCCTCCGCATAGGCGCGGCCGGTGAAGCCCGAGCCCGCGCGAAAGGTGACGCCGCCGAAGGCGATGTCGCGGTCGTGGTCGGTGAAGCCGAGCACGACGCCATCGCGGCGGGTCACCTTCCAGCAATGGCAAAGCGTGGTCGCGCCCCCGGCAAGATGGGCGGCAAGGGCGGCGGAAAGCCGTCTCATGGTTCGATCTCCTCCAGCGGAATGACGGGGAAGCGGCCGGCGTTGAAGGCCTCGAGGCTCACCTCCAGCCGGTCGGTGGCAAAGCGCACCGGCACGTCGAATTCGAAGCCGGCGGTGACGGCAGCCCCCGCGGGCGGGGCGCGCCCCTCGGCAAAGGTCACCGTTCCCGAGACCGCATCCACCGTCAGGTCTGCGGCGGGCGCAAGCCGCCCGTTGACGGCGACGGTCACGGTGCCGGCCACCGGCTTTGCGATCCGCCGCGCCCAGCTACCGGCGCGGTCGCCGTAGAGCTTGACGAGCGGGAAGGACAGCGTGCGGCCATCGCCGGTGCCGAGGCTCTGGTCGAGCGGCGTGGGGCTCCATTCCGGCCGGCAGGACCTGAAGTCGAGCGGGTCGCGGAAGCGGAAGCCGTGCAGCGCGCCCGCCCTCGCCTCGAAGAACTCGATCACCGTGTAGAGATCGGCAATCGAGCGGATGCCGGAGCCCGCATCATAGCGCCGGCGGGAATTGGCCCAGCGCTGGTTGCGGGCCTCGCGGCCGTTGGACAGGCTCACGATGTCGGTGAGGCGGGACGGCCCGCCGCTGACGCCGAGCGCCAGCCGCAGCGGAAAACGGATCTCGTGAAAGGCCATGGCGCGCCTCCTTCAGAGATGCCGCGCGCCGCGCCGGGCCGCGCGCGCCAGCATGGCGGAAAGGGCGGCTTCCGAGCGGCGGAAGCTCTCCGCATCGGCAGCCGTCACGTTGAAGACGACGGTGCCGCCGGGCGGCGCACCGCCCGAGACCGACACGCCGAGCGAGCCGTCCGCGCCGCGCCGGAGCGGCAGGATCGCCTCCGGTCCGGCCTCGCCCATCAGCCCGAGCCCGCCGCCCGCGCCGGTGAAATAGGCCGGGGCGGCAATCACCCCGCCATCGGCAAAGGGCGTGACGGCGGGCGCGTCTGCCCCGGAAAGTCCCGCCAGCAGCTGCCCGCCCGCGCGGGACAGCAGGTCCTCGAGCGGCTTCAGCCCGGCATCGAGGGCCAGCGACGAAAGCTTCAGCGCCAGTCCCTTCAGCACCTCGTCCAGCCCCTTCGCCCCGCTCGCGGCATCGGCGAAGGCGCGGGAAAGCGCAGCGCCCAGCCGGTCGCTGCGGATTTCGAGATCCGCAAGGAGCGGCCCGAGGGCTGCCGCCTCTCCGGCGGCGGGGGCAAGGGCGGAAGTTGGGGTCTCACCGGTCATTTCGCGGTCTCCTGATCGGGTCTGTCTCGCCTGCGCCCCGGCGGTCGGGGAAGCGGGCCATCAGCGCGTCGAGCGCCGGCCGGTCGGGGCCGGCGGCCTCCCGCGCCGGTCCGGCGGCGGCGCAAAGCTCGCGCGGGCTCATCGCCCAGAAGTCGGAAGGGGAAAGCCGCAGCCGCCCGAGGCCGAAATGCATGGCCGCCGCCCAGGGAAAGGCGGCGGGCCTGGCGGCCCCGGCGGCTGCGGCGCTCAGGGGCGGTGGGGTGCCGCCCCCTCGTCCGGCGTGCCGAAGGCGGCGGCCATCAGCGCCGTCACCACCTCCACCGCCGCCGCCACCCCGCCCTCGATGTCGAGCGTCATCACGTCCTCGTCGGTGAAGAGATTGCCGCCGCCGCGCAGGCCCGCGCCCAGGATGCGCACCAGATCCGCCGCCTTCAGCCGCCCGCCGGAGAAGCGGGTGGCGAGATCGGCGAGCGTATCCGCCGCGAAGGCGGTTTCGAGTTCGGCCAGCGCGCCGAGCGTGAGGCACAGGATGCGGCGTTCGCCGCCGATCACCGCCTCCACCTCGCCGCGACGGCGGTTTGCCCTTGCGGATGCCTTGGACCGTCCCATCACACGCTCCCGAAGCTGATGGCGCCGGCCGATTCCAGCGCGATCTCGAATCTCATCTCGCCGTTGTATTCGCCGGCATAATCGAGCGCCGCGATCTGGAACGGCCCGGTGACGGTGCCGAAATCGGGAATGAGGATCTGGAAGGTCTTCACCTCCCCGGCAAAGAAGGCGCTGCGGATCAGCGCATCGGAGCTCGCGTCCTTGAAGAGGCCGGAGGCCGAGATGGAGGCGCGCTGGATGCCCGCGCCGGCGAGCAGCTCCCGCCAGCGTCCCGCGCTTTCGCCATCGGTGATGTCGATCGTCTGGGCATTGAAGGAAAGCTTGCGGCTGCGCAGGCCCGCGACCGTTTCATAGCCGCTGCCATTGCCGATTTTCAGCAGGAAATCCCTGCCCCTCTGCGTGACCATATCGGGTCCTCCGTCATGAAAAGCGATCAAGGATGGGCCGGGCCGTCCTCGGTGACGGCCCGGAAGGTGATGGCGGTGACGAGCGCCCGGGCGGCGGGCATGCGCCGCGCGCGGGTGGCCTCGTGGGCAAGGCTGCACAGCGTCACGCCCGCGCCGAGATCCGGGGCAAGCGCATCGAGGGCGGCGCGCGCCGCAGCCGCGATCTCGCTGGCCAGCGCCGGATGATCGGCCCCGGTCCAGATCTCGAGGGTCAGCCGATGTTCCTCGCCGGGTTCGGTCGCGGTGGAATAGTCGCGGCTGTCGATGGGCCCGAGGAGCAGGAAGGGCATGCCCCCCTTCGGCATCCGGTCGAGCACCCGGCCGGGGGCGCCGAGCTTGCGCGCGAGCGCCGCATCGCCGCCAAGGGCGGCCGCCACCGCCTTCCCGAGCAGCAGGGCGGCGCGGCTCATGGCCCCTCCTCCCGGCAGAGGCAGCGGATGTAGCGGCCGGTTTCGTCGGGATCGAAGGCGTGCTCGATGTCAAGCAGCCGGTCGCCGAGGCGGAAGCGGCTTCCCGCCGTCACGCCGGGGCGAAAGCGGATCGTCACCGCCATGCGCCGATACGGCAGGGCAAAGCCCGTATCCTCGGCAGGTTCCGCCGCCCCCGGTTCGACGAGGGCGAAGAGGTCCGCCTCCGCCGCAAAGCCGGCAATCGTGCCGCCCGCGCCGTCTGCGCCCGAAAGCGGCCGCTCCAGCACCACGGCGTGGCGGAAGCGCCCGGCATCGATGGTCGCGCCCGCCATGGTCAGAGCCTCCGCCCGAGGAAGGGCTGCACGAGCCGCTCGTAGCCGTCGGGGATCGCCGCCGGCTGGTCGGCAAGCCCCACCGCGCCGCGGTATTCGTACATCGCCGCCACATGCAGCAGCAGCGCCCGGCGCAGGCTGTCCGGCACATCGGCGCCCGCTTCGCCGAAGCCGGCGGTGAAATCGATCTCCACGCCGTTCTCCGCCTGCCCCGGCTCGAAGCCGCGCCCGAGCCAGAGCCGGGCCGGCGGCCCCTCGCGCTCGAAGGCAATCCCCTCCGCCGCCAGGCTCCGCGCCACGCCATCCGCATCGTAAAGCGTAACCGCATCAATCGCTTGCACGGGACCCTTGAGGATCTGCACGACGCCGTCGCGGGAGACCGCCGGAAGCACAAGCCGCAGACCCTGGCTGACAAGGCACAGCCCCGTCGCCCGCTCCATGTGCTCGCGAGCAACCCGGACCAGCCCGGCCAGATAGGCATCCTCCGCCTCTCCCCCGATCCTCATATGCGCCTTCACGTCCGATACCCCCATCGCCTCCGCCACCGGCGGCCGGGTGGTGATGTATGTCATGTCGATGTTCCTTTGATGTGGTTGAAAACGGGGGTGGCGGGGTTTGCCGTGGTGGCCCCCTCTGCCCTGGCGGGCGTTGAGTTTGCCGATGCGCACCCCCCTCTGCCCTGCCGGGCGTGGCGTTTGCCGAACCGCACCCCCCTCTGCCCTGCCGGGCATCTCCCCCTCAAGGGGGGAGATCGGGATGGGGTTTCTCGGGGAAGTCCCTCGCAAACCTCTCTGCATTTGAGACGCTCATTGTCTGGCGAAACCATAAATTCCACGGTCGATCTCCCCCTTGAGGGGGAGATGTCCCGGCAGGGACAGAGGGGGGTGCGGTGCGGCAAACTCGACGCCGTGCGAGGCACCCTCAATCTCCCCCCTTGAGGGGGAGATGCCCCGGCAGGGGCAGAGGGGGGTGCGGTGCGTCACACGCAAACGCCCCTCAGCTCACCGCAAAGCGGACGAACTTGACGGCCTCGAAGTTCTGCACGCCGCCGCCGACGCGGCGGGTGACGTAGAAGAGGACGTAGGGCTTGGCGGTGTAGGGGTCGCGGATGAGGCGGGTGCCCATGCGGTCGACGACGAGGTAGGCGGCGCGGAAGTCGCCGAAGGCGATGGCCATGCCGCCGGAGGCGATGTCGGGCATGTCCTCGCTTTCGGCAAGCGGGAAGCCGGCGAGCGAGGCCGGGGTGCCGGCGGCGGCGGGCGGCTGCCAGATGTAGTTGCCGGTGGTGTCCTTCAGCTTGCGGATTTCCCCTTGCGTCTTGCGGTTCATGAGGAAGGTGCCGTTCTGGCGATAGCCGGCCTTCAGCGCGTAGATGACGTCGAAGAGCGTGTCGGAGGGGTTTTGCGCGCGGAAGCCGTTGGCGACGCCGGTTGCGACATAGCCGATGCTGCCCCAGCTCCAGGCGCCGTCGGCGACCGTGTTGTAGGTGACGAGGCCCTTGGGCTTGTTGACGCCGTCGCCGGCGATGAAGGCGGTGCCTTCCTGCTCGGCGAAGACGATTTCCACCTCCGAGGCGATCCAGCTTTCGATGTCCACGGCGGCATCGTCGAGCAGCGCCTGGGTGGCGGCGGGCTGGGCGAACAGCTCCTGCGTGGGAAAGGACAGCTCGGCCAACGTCTGGCTGCCGGTCTGCGGGCGGGCGGCGGTTTCGGCCACCCAGCCGGTGGCGAGCCCGTTGGTGGCGAAGGGCTTTTTCAGCACCGCGCCCGAGATCTGCCGCACGGTGGCCAGCCGGCGCATGGGCGAGATCATCGCCACGCGGCGGCCGATGGCGGTGTCGATTTCGGGCGGCACCACCACCCCGCCATCGGAGGAGACGGAGGCGGAATAGGCCTTGGCCTCGAGATCGCGCAGCGGCCCCTCGTCGCCGCGCCGGACATAGGCCTCGAAGGCGGCCTTGAGCTCCGGCGGGGCATGGGCGGCGCCCTCGGGACGCAGCTCGCCCAGCGGCGGGCGGGCCGCCTTCAGCGCAAGCTCGTCGAGAAGGCGCGTCTGCTGGTCGATGGCGCGGTTGATGCGCTCCACCTTCTCCGTGGTGACGACATCGGCGGCGAGCTTCTTCTCGATCTCGCCGAGCCGGCGGTCATTGGCCTCGCGGAAGGCCTCGAAGGCGCCCATCAGCTCGTCATGGGCACCGGAAAGCCCGTCCGGCCAGGCCTTGATGTCGGGCGCGCGGCCGGGCGCGGCCCCCGCTTCCGGCGGGCGGGCATGGGCGGGGGCAAGGGTCTTGGTCTCGATCATGGGCGCAGTCCTCCTGACGTGCTGTTGCCTGATGATGGGTGTGAAAGGGATCTTGGGCCGAAGGGCGAGCGCCGGTGGCGGACGGGAACGGCTGCGGATGCGGCGGGCGGCAGCGCCGCCTGCTTCACCGCGCCGACCCGCGCCTCCGGCAGCATCGGAAAGGTGACGATGGAGATTTCCCAGAGATCGGCCTCCAGGATGCGGCGAAGCCCGCCGCGCGTCTCGCGATGGGTGCGCATGGCGCGGAAGCCGATGGACAGCCCGTCGATCGCCCGGTTGAGCAGATGGGCATGAACCTCCTCAGCGCGCGCGGCGCCGGGGTGAGCTGCCCCTCCACATAGAGCCCGTGGGTGTCCTCGCGGATCACGATCCAGCGGCCGATCACCTCGGCGGGGTCGTGCTGGTAGAGCATGCGGACGCCCTCCGGCCCGCGCCTTTCCAGCGACAGGCGGAAGGCGCCGTGCTCGATCACGTCGGCGGCAAGGTCGGGCCGGCCGAAGACGCTGGCATAGCCGGTAAAGCGCCCCTGGCGGCCGAGGCCGGAAACGGCAAGCGGGGCGATGCGCCGGACGGGGGCCGGCAGCCCCGCCGCTTCCCCGGGCCCGGGTTCGGTGGAAGGGGTCACGGCCTTGCCTCCCCGTCTGCGTCGCCGCCGGTGCGGGCCTTGCCCGGGCCACCGGCGCTGCCCGTGGGTGCCGCGCCGCCCGGCATCCGCGCCTTGCTGGCGGCGATGCGGGCGAGAATTCCGAGCCCCCACCAGGCGACGAGGCTTGCCAGCGCCGAGCCCGAAAGCACCAGTTCGGGACCGGACAGGCGGTCGCCGAGCCCCAGCGTTTCCTCGAGCCACAGCCCGGCCGGGCCGCCGAAGACCAGCCCGCAGCAGACCCCGGTGAGAAAGCGGGTGGCCGCTTCCCGGTGGCTTCCGGGAAACAGGTAGACGAGCGAGACGGCGGCGCCGGCCGTCGATCCCGCAATGCGTTCGGCAAGCCAGCCGTCCGCGCCGGTAAGGTCAGTCATGGCGGGTTCCTTTCATGGCATGGGGTTTCGCCGCCGCCGGGCCTGCCCGGCAGTCGCGAAACGGAAAAAGAGGTGACGGATGAATCCCTTGGCGGGATGCCTTCAACGGGCGCCTCAGCCGGTCGAAGTCTCGGTGCGCGCCTTGCCGAAGGGATTCCGGCAATCGCGGCAAGGCATTGGGAAAGCTTGTCTTTCAGCGCGGATCGGGCGCGTAGCCCAGCGCCTCGCGCTTTTCCGCGTCGGTGAGGAAGGGGGCGGCGGCAACGCGCGCCCACAGCTCTCCCCGTTCGGCCGACAGCGCGCTGATGCCGTCGGGATCGGGGTCGATCCGCACCCGGTCGGCGGGCCGGGTCAGGCCCTGCACCAGCGCCGCCATGGTGCGCGCCACGAGCGGCAGCACCGTCAGCCGGTAGAAGGCGCGGTTTGCCTCCTGATAGTTGGAATAGGTGTTGTCGCCCGGCAGGCCGAGCAGCGGCGGCGGCACGCCGAGCGACAGCGCGATGTCGCGCGCCGCGCCGTTCTTCGCCTCGGCGAAATCCAGATCGCGCGGGGTGAGCGACATGGGTTTCCAGTCCAGCCCGCCTTCGAGCAGCAGCGGCCGGCCGGCCGCCTGCGCGCCGGCATAGCCCTCCTCCAGCTCGCGCTTCAGCCGTTCGTAATGCTGCGGCGACAGGTTGCCGCCCTCCTTCGGCTGGTAGACCAGCGCCCCGGAAGGGCGGGCGGAATTGTCGATCAGCGCCCGGTTCCACCGGGTCGCGGCATTGGACAGGGCAATCGCCCCTGCCGCCGAGGCGAGCGGCGCAAGGCCGCGCGTGGCATCGAGCGGATGGAAGAGCCTGATGTGCAGGGGATCGCCGATCCGCCCCTCGAAGGCGAGCCGCCGCGGCCCGGCCCCGGTTTCCACCACCAGCGCCTCGGGCCAGCCCTGCCGCCCGGTTTCGATCCGCACCCGGTCCGGCCGGAGCGGATAGAGCTCGCGCGCTTCGCCCGCCACCGTCACCACCTCGACGAAGGCATTGCCGTCGAGCGCCAGGTGGCTGTAGAGCGTCTCCAGGAATTCCGGCCCTGCCATCAGCGGGTTCGACCGGGCGAGAAGCGCCAGCAGCGGATGGCCGGGCACCTCCCGCTCCTCGGCCTGCAGCACCAGCGGCACCGCGGCGGCAGCCTCCGCCACCAGCCGCACGGCGCGATGGGCGACCGGATTGCCCGCATAGCCGCGCCGCGCCAGCGCCGCATAGGACCGCCCCTCGACCTCCACCCCCGCCATCGCCGCCGCCACCGGCCCGCCCCCCATCGCCTGCCGCCCCTTCACCACCCGTCGCATCCATCCCTTCAGCATCGTCTTTCCTCTCCTGCTGTTTCCGGTGTCGCCTGTGCGTCGCGGGGCGTGGAGTGTGACGGACCGCACCCCCCTCTGCCTCGCACCATGTCGGAGTTTGACGCGCTGCACCCCCCTCTGTCCGCACTATGTGGAGTTTGCCGTGCTGCACCCCCCTCTGTCCCTGCCGGGACATCTCCCCCTCAAGGGGGGAGATCGACCGTGGAATTTGTGGTTTCCCCAAATAACAAGCGTCTCATTTGCCGATACGTTGGCTGGGGACTGCCCCAAGAATCCCTATCCCGATCTCCCCCCTTGAGGGGGAGATGCCCGGCAGGGCAGAGGGGGGTGCACATCGGCAAACTCGACGCCGTGCGAGGCAGTGAGGGGTGCGGTACGTCAAACTCGACGGTTTGAAGGCCACCATTGACCTCCCCCCTTTACACCCCGCATAACATCATTCTAAATAAGCACGTCCTCACGATAGAAGGCGTCCTCCCATGCCCTCGCATCATCCCGTATCGCCGGAGCGGCGGAAGAATGCGCGGCGGATGCGCAAGGGGATGACGGATGCGGAGCTGGCATTCTGGAATGCGGTGCGGGCGCATCGGCTGGAGAACCTGCATTTCCGCCGGCAGATGCCTATCCTTGGCTATGTGGTGGATTTCGCCTGCCCGGAAAAACGGCTGATCGTGGAGTTCAACGGCTGCCACCACGCCCTCGATCCGCTCGCCGACGCCGACCGCCACCGCGACCGCGCGCTTGCCCGCGCCGGCTGGACCGTGCTGCGATTCTGGAACCACGAGGTGCTCGAAGACTGCGCCGGCGTCTGCCGCCACGTGCTGATCACCGTCGGAATTCCCGCGTTCTGA